TCTAGGGGGGAGATATGAAAGGGATCAAGAAGTGGTTTAGGGTCAAAAATTTCGAGAAATACCAGCCCAAGAGGAATGGGAAGCACGCCCCTTGGATACGTTTGTATCACACTTGGAACCTCGATCCAGCTATAGGGCAACTGCATGACAGTCACAAAGCACACTGGTTGGGACTCGTTTGCATTGCACACGCAACAGATAACCAGATACCTTGGGACAGTAAATGGATTAAGAGGCGAGGTTGTTTCAGTTCAAACGTAAATTTAGACATCTTTGAAAAGCTGGGACTTATAGAGATTTTGTGCAACAATGGTGAAAAAGATAGTGAACCAGAAATGCAAGGAGAAAGAAAAAGAAAAAAAGAAAAAAAGAAAGATATAGGTGAGGAGCAAAACGCTCCTCCCCCTCTTTCTGATACTTTCAAGGTTGAGAAGTTTTGGAAGGAGTTGTACTGGCAAAAGCATAGGACGAAGCCAGATATGTCACCAGTTAAAGATCGAACAATTATCAAATCATTGGTTGAAACACATGGTGTCGGGAAGGTAATGTCTAAAGTCCCTAGCCATATCGAAGGGGGAAGGCTTCTGACGATTGGTGGATTCAAGACGCTTTTTAATGAACTTGGGATAACCAAGAATACGATGAAAACTTTTGAGGAAAAGCATCAGGATGAGATCGAAAAAGTAAAACAAAAAATAAGGGAGAGACAAAATGATAACGCTTGAACAATTTGAGGTTCAGTTTAATAAGCTACAAGCCGCATTTGGGACAGTGAAGTCTGCAAAGATTTTCGAGGAGTGGTACAAGGAATTTGAGTATGAGGACTACTCAGTGTTTTTGGGTGCGATGAATAGTTGCCAGTATGGTGAGAGGTTTCCGACTTGGGATGTTTTCAAACAGCACCTGAGAAATTCAAGGGGCGTGACTGTGGCAGAGGAATTTAATGGGTGCGGAGACTGTCACACTGGTGTAGTTTTGTTCAGGGATATTAATAGCAACGGTCAGGTTTCAGATCAAGCGGCAAACTGTGCGGAGTGTTCGATCAATAAAAAAAAGGGCATGGCAAATGTTTATCCTAGAAGATTACACAGAGATGCGGTAGGTGTGTTGAGGACGCAAAGAGCGTTGAGACAGGATATGGAGAACGGGGAAAGAATTGAAGAGCCTAAAGCAAAGACCGAAGAACGGGTTGAGGTTGGACAACTCGTAAAAGAGGTGTATGGTTCTGAAGACCCAGACAACGAGAGAAAAAGATATGGTAGTTTGAAACGTGAAGAGGAGAGAGAGGCTAATGAAAAAATATATTGATGGCTACCAACAAAACGATCTGCCTTTATTTAATTCAACTGCAACTAGGAATGAACAAGCAAAACAGATTGGGAGTTATGTTGCAGAGTTCGATGGCAAGCACTATGACAAAACAAAAGACAAGACAAGGCTGACAAAACAAATGCAGGGCGTGTATGACTGCATCAATATGGGCAGTTGGAAAACAGTGGAAGAGATCAGCAAGGTCACGGGCTATCCACAGCCATCGATCTCAGCCCAGTTAAGAAATTTAAGAAAAGAAAAGTTTGGCGGTTTGGATGTGCGAGGAAGGTACAGGTCTGGGACGAGGATTTTTGAATATAAGTTGGTAGGGATTTAATACAGAGAACATGAGAAAACCAAGAAACGATCTTGAGCATATCGAACAAGTCAAGTTGTTCAACTGGGCTAGGCAAAACGAGTCAATGTATTTACACTTGAGTCTTTTGTTTGCTATCCCAAACGGTGGGCGTAGACATATCGGGACAGCTAGAAAGTTAAAGGCTGAAGGTGTTAAGGCTGGCGTACCTGATTGTTTCCTAGCTGTACCAAAAGACGAAAAGCATGGCTTGTTTATCGAGATGAAGAATGGCAAAAACAAACCAACATCTAACCAGAATTGGTGGTTGACCAGCATGAAGGTGGAAGGGTACGAGACTGCGGTGTGCTACAGCTTTGAAGAGGCACGAGACAAGATTATAGAATACTTGAAACTAGAGGTGAAAGATGAACGATGAGGAAATATTAAAAGATAGAGAATCGCAGTATGGGTGTCCTAAAGAATTTTTTAAAACGTATGGTGAAATGTGCAGACTGTTGGATGCGTATGCATCGACAAGCGATCAGGAAAGCATATGCGAGGGTAGGTTGGTTGCGTTGAAGTTGGCCTTGTTAAAAATCGTCAGGGCGGCATGGAATCCAACCCTGACAGATTCTTACCAAGACGCAAGAAACTATATTACCATTGCAGAGATGATGCCTATGAATCAAAATAAGTCCAGATAAGCATTGAACCTATCATCACAGCCCAAACCTTTAGCCCGATAAAAATCCAAGCATATAGTTCTGCAAAGTCTAAGGTTTCCATTTTTATCTCTCCCTTTCTTTTTGCTTCTGACTTATTGTTGGATAAGCAACGTCTCTATCCCAGTAAGGCGATCCACACTTGGGGCAACGCTTTGGCTTCTTTTGTGATCGAGGAAACCACAGGTGTGGGCAACGCTTGCAATTCAATGAAGTGAGCGTCCAAGGCAGTTCATCTGCCTCTGACATTTCAATAGTAGTTTTTGGCATTTATTTTACCCTCTCTACAGCAAGGTCAAGCATGTATTTAATGTGGTCGATGACAATGCATTTGATTTGCTTCCCAGACATTTTAAATTTCTTATCCATGTCCATAATTATCACATCGTACTGCCTGTCGCCGTCTTCATCGACATAAGAAATCATCAAATCAAAACTATGTGGCTTGTTCATTTCATCTCTCCTTTTTTGTTTGGTTGGATGACTGTAAAAATATCCTCGATTGATTCATTCACGGTATGCCACTTTTTATCGTCCAATAAAATTTCTGAACGGTTTTGATTGGAACTCTTTTGCGGCCTTACTTCCTTGATGCGTGATGTCTTGATAACTCGAACATCGGTGTCGTTTAAGAAGTTGTTAAAAGTTAGTTTTATAAACATGGTGTTTCCTTTCTGGGGGCTTTCGCCCCCTGTTAGTTATGCTATGTTTGCGTGTTTGTTAAAGCGATCTTGTCTTTTTTGTTGAGCCTTTTTATATTTTTCAACAACTAATTCTTGTGCCACAGTCACGCCTCTTGTGAACCTTTCCAAGTCCTCTCTATTCTCGCTGTTGAAAACAACAAGACCGTTATGTTTGATTTTGTAAGTAGCATTTTCAAAATGCCACGCTGATTGTCTTGGCAGTTGGAAATAACTTTCCAGAGCCAACAAAGCCGCATGAAGGTTTGCAAAGGTTGCGAACCTTTTTCCATTCTGATAAAGCGTTGTGTTAAATGCGTATGCCATCTCATCTCTCCTAGTTGAGGGGGCAAAGCCCCCTGTTAATTTTAAAGTGCGATCCAACCTTTTCCAGTTGTGTTATCCCAGTCAATATTAGTGATGATGCAATTCTTTTTTGCTTCTGTTTCACGAAACCATTTTTTCATTTCCACAAAAAGATCATTCTCATCTTTAAGATTAGGCCACTTCAGCGAGGCCAATTCTTTTTGCGTTTCAATTTCTCTCACAACTATTTCATCCCCTGCTATACCCACTCTTGCTTTTTTCATCTCATCTCTCCCAGTTAAAGTTTGTCTACAGTTTATGCCCACCCTTGATTAGAAATATTGCTATCAAGATAGTCAATCAATTCCTGTTCACCATCGTGGCACTCTTGGCATAAGCCACTAGGATGAACTGCCTCTACCTGACTCAAAAATTTAACTACTTCTGGGTCTTTCTGACTTTTTGCGTAATCAATACAACTTGCACATTTCATCTCATCTCTCCTTTTGTTAGTTATTTAATAAGTTTTTTTTCTTTAGCTAACCAAAATGGAATGAGGGTTGTGAAAACTCCCTCAAAAGCCTTGCCTGTGCAACGTAGCAATGTAACTTGGCTCAATGGAATCCACTCTGACCTGTCTTTAGAAGAGTTCTGGTCATCTATCAAGAAAGCCTTACCAGAAGAACTCATCTCCAAATACTGTGGAGATTCTGAGTCATCATCTGCATGGACAAGCGGAAGCTGACCAATGTCAACAAGACCATGAGGCCATACATCCACGATCTTTACATCCAAGTCATCAATGTGTACTAAGTTTTCCATCTCATCTCTCCTTTTGTTAATCATCATCATGGGGATATTATAGCATCATAATGATATATGTCAAGAGAAATGCAATAAAAAAATAGCCAAAACCCTCTTTTTTTGGGGGCTTGCTAAATCGTTGGATTTAAAGGAAAAAAGGGGGTTGATATATTGCTCTGAGTGTGTATTTTGGGGGGGTATGGACAATAAAAAATTAAGCAAAAACTTTACAATTCAGGAATTTGAGTGCAAATGTGGGTGCGGTGCGAATGACATCAGCGTGGACTTGGTGGACAGGTTGCAAGAACTGAGGGATGCTGTTGGGATGCCGCTGTCGGTAACGAGTGGCGTGAGATGTGCTGACTGGAATCGAGAGATGGGTGGTTCTGAGGCGAGTTCGCATATCACTGGAAATTCTACAGCAGTCGATATTGCTTGCACATCCTCTCGTAATCGTTATATCATTTTAGAGAAGGCTGTTTTAATTTTTGATCGTGTCGGAATAGCTAAAAATTTTATACATTGTGATGTCGATCCAAATAAAACGGCTGGGGTTGTTTGGGTTTATTAACTTTTTAGGAGTTCATCATGGAAGCATTAGTGGCGTTGGCCTCGAACCAAAGCTGGTTTCAGGTATGTGGCGAAATTATTTTAATAGCCAACAGTATCACGATGTTGATCAGCGATAAGTTCATGCAAGGCAATCCTATTCTTGCCAAGATCAACATGGGCTTAAATTTTCTTTCCTTAAACATTTTCAAAAATAAAAATCAATGATGACTCTAATGGTGGTCATAGGACTTATTACTCTTTTGGGTGGTGGCTTCTATTGGGCAGTCAGGATGGGAAAGAAGATGCAGAGGTTGGAGAACTTTGAGGTTGGCAAAGAAAAGATGGGAAGTGTTTCAGAATTTAACAGGCGAATTGATGAAGAGACTGATAGAAAAATTAAGTCTGGTGGTGATAGCCCTGTGGGTGGGGCATGGTTGCGTAACAAGTAGTGGCACAACACATCTGCCAATACACAAAAGACCAGTCATTCCTTTTGCAGTGGAGCAACCACATAAAGCCTTTATCGGTTGCGGAGATGATTATTTCTGTATTTCACCTGAACATTTGCAGGGTCTTAGAAGGTACACAATTGAAATGGATGCATTGGTTAGAAAGTACGAGCACGCAACTGAAGTGTTCAATGATTAATGTCCAAGAGGAAGGAGAATTATCTTGACTCCAATGCTTATTTTGACAATCCAAACTTAGAGTATCCATTGCATAGTAAGCAAAAAAATGAGGTTGTCTTGGATCAAGGTGAGTATCTCTACCCTTGTTATGTTTATGACAAACATGGAAAGTTGTTAAGAGTTGAATATCCCAAGGTTAAAATAAAATTGAAGAGATGGACTTCAAGATTTTAATCCTGCTTCTTTTTTATTACATTTTAACTGTGATGGTAATTATTTACGAGAATTTTAATTAAGTTTAAACAACAAAATGGACAAACAGATTTTAATATTTTTAATTACTATTTTTATTGCCACCGCTGGAATGGCAAGAGGGTTTGATCTGAATATTAATAATCTTATTGCTCCACCAACAATGATTAAGTACCAAGGCTCTGCCCATGCAGTGTTTGATATGGGTGGAATGAAGTATTTATTCAAAGTCACACAAGAAGCAAGGCTATTCCCTCAATGCAATGCTATTCAGAAAAAAGGAAAAGAGATTATGGTTGTTGGGCATAGTCCTGATGGTTATGCATATTTTGTTGATAAAAACCCAGTTGCTTTTAAGACAAATCACAACCCAAGCTGGACTGACATTGTGAAGAGAACACATGAGTAAGCTGAATCCAAAACAAAAGAAATTTGTCAGAGAGTATGTCAAAGACTTCAATACTTCTCAGGCAATGACAAAGGCTGGATATTCAAAGACTAATGCAACTGCTGGTGGGAGAAGGATGTTAGAAAATGTTGGAGTGAAAGAAGAGATAGAAAAGTATATTCAAAGGGATGAGGGTGATGTTGATGCAAGAAGAAGGGAGATTGTTAAAAAGACACATGAAATGATGCACGCTGACATTCTTGATCTTTATGACTCAGTTCATGGTGAGTTGGTTGTGAAGAGCCTGACTGATGTGCCAAGAGGTGTGAGGGATTTGATTCAGGAGATACAAACTATTCAGTTGCCTGATGGTGGTGGGCTGGGTTGTAAGATCAAACTGATTCCAAGAGACAGGATCATCAGCCTGAACGCAAAGATTCATGGGATGATGGTTGAGAGGCACGAGGTTAAGATGGATCATCAGGTAACACTTGTTGACTGTTTGAGAGAGATCGATGAGCGAGAAAAAGCGAATAACGCAGAAACTAAATCAGTATCGAACTGACCCAGTAGCGTTTGTTGTCGAGGTGTTGGGTGTCCAGCCTGACAAGTGGCAAGCCGAAGCACTGAAGGCTGTGTTGTCTTACGACAGAATATCTATTCGTAGTGGGCATGGAGTTGGGAAATCCTATTTCCTTAGTTTTCTTACGTTGTGGTGGTTATGCACTCGATCCAACGAGGGTTGCAAGGTAGCTATGACTGCACCAACCTCACATCAGTTGCACGATGTTTTGTTTAGTAGCATCAGTGAACTGTATCGGAAGATGCCAAAGTGGTATCAGAATCAATTAGCTGTCAAGAGTGAACGAGTCGAGGTGGTTGGGAAAGAGCAAGAGTGTTTTGCGGTGGCTCGAACAAGTCGGAGAGAGAACCCAGAAGCACTGCAAGGATTTCATAGCCCATCGATGCTTTTTATAATAGACGAGGCCAGTGGTGTTGAGCCTATGGTATTTGAGACTGCCCAAGGTAGTATGAGTTCTGCTGGTGCTAAGACAATCATGTGTGGCAACCCAACAAGACAAAGCGGATACTTCTACGATTCATTTCACTCGCATCGAGACAAGTGGAAAACATTTAAGGTGAGTTGTGCTGACTCTAAGAATGTAGACCCGTCATTCATTGAAGAGATGGCATCGAAGTATGGGGAAGAGAGTAGCGTGTTCAAGGTTAGGGTGTTGGGTGATTTTGACAATGAGCAAGGTGATACGGTTGTTCCTCTAAATATTATTGAGAGTGCTGTTGAAAGGGCGGTTGAGGTGAACCCAGCCGCAAGCGTAGTCTGGGGATTGGACTGTGCGAGAATGGGGAATGATCGTACCGCCTTGTGCAAGAGAAAAGGTAATGTATTGCTGGAGCCTATTACATACTGGCAAGGCAAGGACTTAATGCAAACGTGTGGGTTGATCGTTGCTGAATATAAAAGATTGGAGAGTTTTCCTGATGAACTGCCTGAAGAAATTTGTGTTGACAGTATTGGACTTGGTGCTGGTGTGTGTGATCGCCTTGCGGAACTTGGTCTGCCAGTCAGAGGTGTTGCTGTAAGTGAAAGGCCGTCAACAGATGCAAAGACCTATATGCGACTTAGAGATGAGCTATGGTTTAAGGCAAGAGAGTGGTTTGAGTCACGAGACTGTAAAATCCCAGAGGGGTGCGATGAACTGGTGGCTGAACTAAGCGTACCTACCTATCAGTTCACGAGCGTTGGTAAGATACAAGTCGAATCAAAGGATAGCTTAAAGAAGAGAGGGGTTCGATCCCCTGACTTGGCAGACAGCTTCTGCCTGACTATGGCACACGAGAAAGTATTTAGTGGTGGCTATGGATTTAAAACAGAATTACCAGAACTTGAGGTGGCAATCGTATGACATTCAAAATGCAAGCAGACATGGACTTACTTCAGGCACATTACGATGAACTGGTTTCACGGGTAGAGGAATTGGAAAAGAAACAGGAACTAATGCTGGTCGGCATAAACAACATACTTGGAGAGAACAACACTAATCCTGTCGGGGGGATTAAAGTTCCTCGAAATAAAAACAAAGGGAGGGGTTAAATGAAAGCTAATATTGAAGTGAGTTATGCACCTGATGGACAGGTGTTGGAAATTATAATTCCAGAGGCTATACAAGCTCTGCCGAAAGAGGCAAGGTTTGCGATATGGGATGAGGTGTCTTTTATGATAGAAGGCATGAAAGATGACGAAGCAGGGAGTGTTCATAGCATTGGAGCCAATGCAATCAAAACTGACATGAACAAATTTAAGGGCTTATAAGAATGGCTAAGAAAAAACAAAAGATAACAGACGAGAATTTAATCGAGATTATAGAGCGAGAGGTTGGTAGTTCTATCACCTACTCTGGCGAACTCGACAGGCAAAGACGCAAGGCACTTGAGTATTACAATGGTGAGCCTTTTGGTAATGAGATCGAGGGAAGGTCAAGCGTTGTGTCCACTGATGTCATGGATGTGGTCGAGTGGTCTATGCCAATCCTTATGAAGATATTTGGTTCAGGCGATCAGGTCGGAAGGTTTGAGCCGCAAAACCCAGAGGATGTCGAGTCAAGCGAACAAGCTACAGATTACTGTAATTATGTTTTCTTTAGGCAGAATGATGGGTTTAAACTTTTATACGATTCAATGAAAGACGCACTGCTTAGTAAGACTGGCATCTACAAGGTGATATGGGAAGAGACTGAAGAGGTGGTGCGTGAAGACTATGAGGGCTTGAGCGATGAAGAATTTGAGTTGCTTGTCATGGATGATTCGGTTGAGGTTGTTTCGCATACGGCTGTCAGTGGTATGGTTATGGATGAAGGTGAAGAGACTGTTGGCTTGAGTGAATCACCAGAGATGGGAATGATGGGCGAGGTTCAAGAGGCAATGCAAGCACCACAGGAAATGGTGGAGCAACCTGAAGTTATCCCAACATTCCACAATGTATCTATTCGCAAGAAAGTAAACGATGGCAAGGTCAACATAGAAGTTGTTGCCCCTGAAGAGTTTTATATTTCGAGGAACGCAAGGACTATAGAAGACTCGCCTTTTGTTTGTCATCGTACTCGACACACTGTAAGCGAACTTATCGAGATGGGGTTTGATGATGCAGATGAGTATACGAGCGATGACTCCCAACACTACGATCAGGAAAACATTGCTAGAAGGTTTAACGATGACAGTCTAGCCAATATGCCGACAGACGAACTCGATGCAAGCACTCGTGAGATATGGGTTGATGAAGCATACATTCGATGCGACTGGGATGGTGATGGGATTTCAGAGATAAG